GTCTTAACGAACTTTTCCCTCTTGACGAAAACTATCAAAATACACAAACGGATGGACGAACAGAAACTGATCTACTTCAATAAACCCCAACGCCTCACACAGCTAATCGGCGCAAACACATCTGTTATTGTGGCCGGACGGCGTACCGGGAAAACGGACTCAATCGCCGCCCCTTTCGTCCTGCGTAACATGCAACGTATGCCGGGTTCAACCGGCGGTATCGTGGTCCCGACCTTCAAACATGGACTAACTAACACTATCCCCGGACTAATGGCGGCGTGGAAACGTTGGGGATTCTTAAACGGCGTTCATTACGTTATCGGCAAACAAGCACCAAAATCTTTCAAATCGCCTATCATCGACCCCTCCGAAAACGAACACATTATAAGATTCTATAACGGGTCTATCGCCGTTATCATATCACAGGACCGCCACGGATCCTCTAACTCGCTGACTCTCTCCTGGCTACTCGTTGACGAAGCTAAATTCATTGACTACAACCAACTCAAAGAGGAGACTATCCCGGCTAACGGAGGAATTAAAGCTTACTTCGGGAAACACTCTTACAACCATTCGATGATGATTCTCTCAGATATGCCACAGACTAACAAAGGATCTTGGTTCCTGCACTACAAAGACAAAATGGACGTGGAACTTATCAAAACCATCGAAGCCGCGGTTTACGAAATCTGGAGAACGAAAAACAAAATCAAAATCATGCTCAAACAGGGCCGCAAACCACCGAAATACCTTAACTATTACCTCCGACACCTCGACGAAAACCTTAACAAAATGCGCTCCGTCGCCACTTACTACAAAGAATATTCATCTATCGAAAACCTACAACTCCTCGGCGAAAAATACATCAAACAGATGAAACGAGACCTAACGCCTCTGACTTTCCAAACATCTATCCTTTGCCAACACATAGGTATCGCCAAGGACGGATTCTATTCATCAATGCGCGAATCCCACAAATACGACTCATCCAACTTCGACCTGCTCGACCAAAAATTCGAAAACTTCGACTCCGCCGGTGTCGCGCAGCTCGACGCGAATGTCGACGCGGACGTTAACCCGGATGAACCAATTTGCATCGGAATGGACTACAACGCGAACATAAATTGGATTGTCGCCGCACAAACGCAAGGACGAAGACTCAACGTTATTAAATCATTTTATGTGAAATTTGAACGCAAAATACCGGCTTTAATCCGCGATTTCTGCAACTACTACGCTAATCACAGAAACAAAACTGTTATTTATTACTACGACGCGACAGCCCTGTCATCCAACTACGCCGTCAACGAACAAGACTTCCACTATGTCGTTAAACACGAATTCGAAGCGCACGCATGGAACGTTATCGACATTTACCTCGGAAATCCGATGAGACACGATGAAAAATACCTCCTCATTAACCAAGGGTTCGCCGGAAAACAACGGCTTATCCCTTTCTTCAACAGATACAACAACCAAGACCTTATCCTCGCAATTCAATCAGCCGGAGTAAGCAGAGGAAGAAACGGTTTCCGCAAAGACAAATCAGCCGAAAAACTCGCCGAGTCCGAAGAATCACGGCTCGAACACAGAACGGACGGGACCGACGCTTTCGACACCCTTTATATCGGATGCGAAAAATTCCCCCAATACAACAACATCGCTTTCAACACCGACGGACTATTCTAATTATATTGTCTTTTAGAATATCCGAATTTTATCCTATTTTCGTTCATGATTAATTCTATCCTTATTGACGGAGCATATTTCTTCCGTTCCGGTAAAACCGTCTCTATACCGGACATCGTCACCACCGACCAATTCGGCGGCGACATTACCATTTATTCAACTTGCGATGCCGTTAATCTAAATATCAAAATAGACGGAGGCGCTATTTACGACTCCAAAATATACACCTATAAAAACAAAGCATGCGTCCCGGCGGTCAGAACGTTGATCGAAAACTTCTACTCCGAGAATATGATCACCGAATTGCTCCAAATAAAAGTCACCGCCTCGGACGACGACACACAAGAATATTTCACCACTTACATCTGGCCGACGCTCGCCGATTTCAACTCATCAATTACTCCGAACTCATGGATTCTTAACAACTTCCTCTCTCCCGTGGACGTGAAAATTATCCCTTACAACGCTTACGATATATTATACTGGATCCTCAAACCCGGCGACACAAACGGCGAAAAAATCCACATCACTTACACTGCTTCCGACGGTACACAAAAACAGATGACAATTGACAACTCCGACAGCTCATCCGAATCCGATTACTTCGCCACAATGATGTTCGTAAGACCCAAAATATACATAAACGCAGTCAAAAATATTGACGCGGACGCGACTCTTAACTCTTTCACCATACTTATCGGCGACAGAGCCAGAACTTACTACATCGACTACAACCAAGCTAACCTCGCTTTCCACTTCGCTAACTCATTCAACTGCGTCGAATCAATCTTCTTCAACGCACTTACAAAAAAGGTCGCGCAATTCGACAGACAGGAGACCAAAATAGGCGGCGCGACTGCAAACTACGACTTCGACTTGAACACAACATACCAGTCCGAAATATCGAACCTCACGGACCAACAGATGGATCTCGTCAACGATTTCCTATTCTCCAGATTCGTCTACTACAACAACCCAAAATCACCCGGTTTGTTCCCAACAGAACAAGTGATCATATCCGATATAACATGCGAAAAAGCTGACGACGACTCAAAACTCAACTCCGTGAAATTCTCCTGGAAATTCGCACAACAACCAAACAGACTCAGCTTCAACAACACTGACTCATGTTTCAAAAATCCTTTCGCTACGCAATATGTCTAACTCAATACATCTGACGACAGCCAGGAAAATACTCGACTCACACGACCCCGTGGACCTCGCGGTCTGGAAAAAAAACGGCGAGATAATGAGACTCAAAAACTGCGTCTCAATCTCTTATAACTACTACTCCGGCACTCGAAACATCAAATTGCTCAACTCCGGGCAGATACGGATGATTCGAGATATATGCATTTTCCAAATTAACAATCTAAACGTTTTCATATGATAAAAGATTACGCCTTCAACTCCGTGGAAAACATCCCGAACGCTAACGCCGCCGCAGCTTTCACCTCCGACTCGGCGGCGATCTTCCGCGAAGACGCCGACATCATCCCGTTACCTCTCAGCGACGGATCCAAATTCATCCCCTGGGGAGGCGACAACAAAATGCCGTTCGACATACTCGATCTCATCGAAGCCGACGAGACGCTTTCTACCTGCCAATTATTCAACGCCGAAGTGTGCTTCGGCTCCGGTCTGATTTACAACACCGACAACGCCGACGAAAAAACCGCTTGCCAGGTCGATGATTTCAACATCGACAACGACATAAATTCGTACTTCCTCGGCGTGTGCCAGGACTTCAAACACTTCGGGTGGGCCGTGTCTGTGATAATACTTAACAACGAAGCATCCAAAATCCTCAGATTAATACGTAAAGAGGTTTGCTATTGCCGTTTCGCTCCGGCGGACGATAACGGCAAAATACCTTATATCTTCTACGCCAACTGGAGGAAAAACAATGTCGCTCCCGAATTTATCGAAAAAATAGAACTCCTCGACTCTAACGCGCCATACCCGGACCTGCGGGAAAGAATCAAGAACAAAACCAAAACCAGAAAATTCGCCGTACTTTCCAAAATTCCGACCCCGGACTCTACTTATTACCCGATACCTTACTACGCCGCGATATTCAAATCAGGTTGGTACGACATCAAGAAAATTATCGCCGTAGCAAAAAAAGCGAAACTCAAAAACTCCGCTCCTATCAAATACCAAATCGAAATTTCTAACAAGTACTGGGAATCTATCTTCAGAATGGAGGGTATCACAATACGTAGCAAACAAATTGAACGCGTCAACGAAGAAAAAGAGAGAATCCTCGAATTCCTCACAGGCGCCGAAAACTCCGGCAAAGCCTGGTTCTCAACTTTCTACCAGACACCCGACGGAAAAGAACAACATGACGTCGTAATACACAAAATCACCGACTCGAAAGAGGGCGGCGATTGGTCGACTGACATTCAAGAAGCGGTGAACATGATTTGTTTCGCCATGCGAGTCCACTCTAACCTCGTGGGGTCGGTACCCGGAAAAGCGCAGACTAACAACTCCGGAAGCGACAAACGCGAACTTTACACAATAGCCCACGCGCTCCAAATACCATACCACAAAATCCTTTTCAACGTGCATCGGATCATAATAAGGTTCAACGCATGGAAAGGCGTATACCCCGAATCACCATTCATTCAATTAACCACGCTCGACTCCCACACCGACGCAAAAACCGCTAAATACAATGGATAATTTCACCAACGAAGAAATACTAAACGTCATAAACAACGTCCAAATATCCGTCAAAGGCGAGAAATCTATGATTGAGAAGCTCAACCCTTATCTGCAATCAATGACTCTGTGGACTAACAGACACATCGCTCCGGATGACCTGTTCAACGCCAAAATAAGAAGATTCATAATCCTTAAAGCTTTCTGCTTCGCCATCCCATCGCTCGACCTCGTTCTGACCCCAAACGGATTCGCGACTGTCGGTAACAACAACCTCGTGCCGGTCTCTAAGGAACGTATAACACGACTTATCCAAGCTACCGAAAAAGCCGCGTGCTTCGAACTCGACCAAGCAATCTTCATGCTCAGAACCGAGAAAAAATGGCTCCTTTCAGATAACGCCGATTTCTTCAAAGCGACGCTGATTCCGCAACCATCCGAACTTTGCAACATCGCCGATATACCTCTTACTTGGGATAACTACATGACGCTGCGGCGCAAAATAGCTATGTTCGAACTTAACGCCGCAACAGAGTACATTTCTAACCAAATATACGACGACCTCAAAGAACAAAACCTCGCTTTATCCCTTTCCCGGGACTGCAAATCACTCGTTAAAATCCTCGTGGACGCTGACGCGAACGAAATTCTTAACCTTTACCCGCGAGAATTCCTGCTACTTAAAGCGGTCGAGTTCATCAGACAACACCCATTGGACTCGACTCTCGCAAACTGGACCGAATCCCAAGCCGCCAAAAACTTCATCAAACAACAATCTCCAAACTCAAAAAATTCCTCCGCTTACTTCTTCTAATATCTACTATCCAATGATCAACCTAAATTTCCCAAGCGGTTGGGAGAAGCTCACCGACAAACAACTTTTTGACATCTTCAAAATACTGGCGCAGGACAAATTCTCTTTCGAAGAAACGATGTTCTTGCTCCTCATAAAGTGGAACGAAATCAATGTTGTCGGCAGAACACACCACGGCAGATTCCTACTTTCGCATCAAGGGCGCCTTTTCATCGCTTCAACACGGCAAATCGCCGAACTTATGGCGGATGCCAATTGGCTGAAAGATTTCCCTAAATCACCCGTCAGATTGAAAAATATAGGCCCTCTCAAAGCGCGCGACCCAAAATTCAACCAAGTCCCTTTCTCCGTGTTCATATACGCCGATAACATATACCAGGGGTATATGCACACCGGAGACGAAAACCTCCTTAACTTCCTAACCGCCGCGCTTTACGACGCTCCCGACAACAAAAAATTCAACAGAATATTCAACGTCAACTCTTTCTATTGGTTCGCATCACTCAAAATCTTCCTCACTGAAAGATTCAACGACCTTTTCCAAAAAGCCGACCAAGACTCCGGCGCGCTCGGAAAACCTTCCGTGAGAAAATCTGTATATACCAACTGAAAAGTGAGCCAGTGTATTAATTGAAAAGTAGGCCACCGAGGATAGACGAATATGATTTGATATTATTTTTGTAGAATAAAATAATTTCAAATCGATTAACGATGA